GTGTGATATGACTATGAAAGAACTAAGAATAATGTTTAGGGATAAGGATTTCAAAAGAATCAAGAGAATAAAACTAAGGACAGGATCCACATGGAACAAAGCCGTAGTCATAGCTTTTGAATTACTAGACAGGGAGTTAAACAATGGTTGAAAAGGAAACAATAGCAAGATATGAAACTGGTTATATTAAACTAATGAAGATGTCTAAAGGGTATAATTGGGAGATCAAATACTTTGAAGATATGAATATGCCTACATTTCAAGTAATAATGAAGAACTTAGAAGAGATAGATTCAAAGATGCAGGAAAAATGGGGGGATATTATCGTATAATATTCATAGGGGGGTTTTATCACCAAATACTTGCTTGATTTCCTCATAAAAATCTGGCATTCTCTTCCCCCCTTTGATTCATAATTAAAATGGAAATAACTTGTACAAAATGCAATACCATTTTTATGGTAGAATGGGATTCCAACGGGATAAGAAAAGATAAGGAGGAGATTCAATGTCCTATTTGTGATTTTGACATTATCATAATAAATTAAAATGGAAACAAAAATAGGAATAATAACTTTAAGTGATAAGGAGCATTGTTTATCTTGTGGGAAAACTAACTGTCCCTCTTGTGGATTTGATGGATTCGAAATAAAAGATGTCAAAGAATTTATTAAATTGTTAAAGGAAGAGATGAACGTATTTGTGTGGGATGTAGCTAATGAAGAAGGTGGAAGTAATTTACACTATAATGAGTTAATTGATGAAATAATAGATAAACTAGCAGGAGATAAATTAATATAATGGAAACAATAATAGGAATAATAACAGATAAGCAGCATAAGAGCGGTAATGCTAAGGCAACTGGTAAGCCTTATGAGATGTGGACATTCCAAGTTAATGGGGCTAAGTTTAGTACTTTTGATGCAGATGTAGGGCGTTTGTATGCTATGGGGGATAACGTTGAAGTTACTCTTGAACAAGACGGCAAGTATAAGAAGTTACTAAATATGAAAGTATCTACATCTAAACCAGACAGTAATATGAGTAATAAACCAGAGTTTCATTTAACAGAAGAAGCAATTAGAAGTAATGCCTTAACTAGTGCTATAGCTATATGTAAGAAGGAAGAGTTATTATTTGATTATGTTATTAGATTTGAGCAATATATCAGGGAGGGCATTAAAGATGAAGCAGAAGAAGAAAGGTAGTGCCGCTGTTGTATTTATTTGGTTAGTTTTCTTTTGGCCTGCAGCGATATGGTATTATCTTGAGAGGAGGTGGGATTAATGGTAAAAGAAGATCTGGGGATAAAGATTGGTAGTAAAGAGGAATCCTTTTGGCAAGATGTAGTGGATTCAGAGTGTATAGAGATAGAGGGACTAGAAAAGATGATGAAGCTACATTGTGCTGTTAGGTTAATGGCACAGGATAAGGTAATTCATGAAGAAGCAAAACGAAGTAGCGATACAACTAGCGATAAGAGCTCTTGAGGATGAAGTATTAAGGTTAAATGAGTTAAAGCTAAAAGGTAAGTTTAACCTGCTCCAATCTGAACACGCTCTAAAAAGGCTTACGGGGGCTATACTGAATATATTTATTAAGGATCCTGATACTTTGGAACAGCATCCCGAATAGCTGCTTTACCTGCTGGTGATTTCCAAAAGGATTTAGCCTCTTTCATAAGTTTGTCATAATTCTCTTTACCCATACTTTGCCTTAAATCCTCTTTACGTGATTCAAGAATTCTCTCTCTTATTGGTCCGTAGCCCATAGCAATCCCTCCCTATACTCAATTAGCTCTGCAGTAACTAGATCCTTAATATACTCTCTAATCTTAATTGTTCTAACTCCCCACTCTATTGATTGTAACGCTGTTAGTTTATTCTCATCAACACCAACACCTTTTGACGTCGCTAATCTTATTGAGTTAAGAATGATGTTTACCTTTTCTCTTCTGTTTGCTGCCTGAAACTCTCCCTTCATACATATCTGTTTACTTACTCATATATAAAGGTTTCTAAGCCAAACCACCAGCTACGAGATTCTATTAAAAAGGCTGTATATAATGCTCTACTAACTAAGATTTATCTTTCTCTTGATTATATACTTGGATACAATTTAGTATTCCCACCAGAGGTGGGGACCTAGCTTATATAAGTATAAACAACTTTGGCCGTTTGGAGACAGCGTCGACAATCTAGGCCACCTGAACCTAGTCCTCTGATGTAAACATCTTTTGAGTATAGTATGGCCTAATAATAACCGATTGGTTATTTAGTGGATTTAGGGGTTAATATAGGTTGTATGTGCATTGTGGGGTAATAACATTGTTTCGATGATAAACCGGCACTATTATATAGATCGCTCACTATAGCAAAGCTATACGTTCGCTGACTATTTAATGTGCGAACGGACCTATCTCGAAACGGGCGTACAGGGGCTCTAAAGGCCAAATTCGGGGTTTTTCCCGCCTAAAAACCCCTCCAAGTATGGGGATATACTAGTTATTCGGCTAACCGAACAACTCAAAAGACCGACGTTCAAAAAAGGCTGTATTTGTAGCTGGGCAGAAGACTGGAGAAAATTATTATTTTTATTTTTTAAAAAAGATTAAAAAGTCTAATATCTTAATAATATGGGGGGGTTATCTCTTTCCCTCCCATTAAGAGAAAATGGTTAAACTAGATCAATGGCAACAAGATGTACTAGACACGAAGGGTAATATATGTCTAGTTAGCGGAAGACAAGTAGGAAAGAGTTTCATAATCTCCATTAAAGCAGCAATAGCAGCATTAAGTAAACCAAGACAGACTATAATGATTGTAGCAGCTACTGAAAGACAAGCATATCTACTATTCGAGAAGACACTTGCTTTTATAGAACAAAATGACAGCAAAGCGATTAAGAAGGGGAAGTTTAGACCAACAAAGACAAGACTTAACTTAAGAAACGGAAGTACTATACATTGTTTACCAGTTGGACTATCAGGTTATGGGATTAGAGGTTACACAGTTAATCAACTTTACGTTGATGAAGCAGCTTTTGTTAATGATGACGTATTTACTGCTATACTACCTATGCTCAGTACAACCAAAGGAGACCTTATACTACTGAGTACTCCACACGGAAGGAAGGGATTCCTTTACGAAGCAAGTAATAGAACTGACTTTAAACAGTTTAGAATCAGTAGTGAAGAATGTGAAAGACATGATATAGAATTCTTAAACACACAAAAGGATATGATGACTAAAAAGGAGTACGCACAAGAGTATTTGGGACACTTTATAGATGACTTAGATCAGTTCTTCCCAGATAAGCTTATTAAAAGTGTTATGAAGAGGCAAAGACAACCTTACAACCCAGAATTTCACTACTATATGGGAGTAGATATAGCTAGAATGGGAAGTGACGAATCCACGTTTGAAGTTGTTTACAAGAAGAAGGATAGAATATACCAAGTAGACAATCACATAACTAAGAAGACGCTAACCACTAACACAACAAGATTAATTAAAGTGTTTAAAGAGAAGTTTAACCTAAAGAAGATATATATAGATAGTAGGGGAGTTGGAGCTGGAGTCCTTGATCAATGTTTGGAGGATAATGACCTTAAGCGTAATATAGTTCCAATAGATAATGCAGCTAAAGACTTAACATATGACTCAAGTAGGCCAAAAAAACGTAAGTTAAACAAGGAAGAACTATACACTAACTTATTACGGTTAATGGAACAAGGTAAGATAGACTTACTAGATGATTCAGAGATATTCCAATCTCTAAAAAGCGTTCAATATGAATATACTAATGATGGGGATATAAGGATCTATGGAAAATACACTCATATAGCAGAAGGGCTGATTAGAGCGGCTTGGTGTGTTAAAGACAAAAGCTTAAATATATGGATTGACTATATTTAGCAAGAAAATAGGTAAAAAACACTAAAAAACAACTAAAATGGCAGAAACTTTATGTGATTCGGGGGCAGTTAAGCTAAAAGCAGGGGCAAACGTGGCTACTTTAACAGGATCACAATATACACAATTAATAAACCAAGCTGAGGCGGATATAATGGCTTCAACCCGTATAGACTGGGTAAATCTATACAGTAGTCTGGACGCAGAAAACAAACTTATACTAGAGGCAGCCTGTAGTGATAAAGCAGGGATATATGCAATAAGCTATGATATGTCAGGATACACCAGTCGAGCAGAAGCAATAACCATGTTAAATGTATTATGGGCAAGTTTTACTGATGCTTTGAGAGTATTAAAAGAAGATAATTCAAAAACTTATCTTGGAGGTAGCTGATGGGAATATTACCAACAACAATCCCCCAACAAGCAGAAAGCCCTTTGATTACTTTCTCTTTTACTGATGTTGCAGAAGGAACTGGTATTCAAACCTTCTTCTTAGCTAATACAAAAGAAGATACAACTACTAGTTATTTACTAACAGGTAATGAGATATATAGTAATGATCAAATTGAAACAGTATCTTTAGCAATAGATACATCAAGTTTTACTAAATTTGGAGATTTTGATTTTGACACTTCAGTATTAAACCTACCAAGAAACATAAGAGGTACTTTATCATCTAATTTATTCTGGAGTATTCAAAAAGCAACTGGATTTGTTTGCCAGGGATACATTATACTAAAGTTAAGGAAATGGGATGGAACTACTGAAACTGAAGTTACTTCTGTTCAATCTGAAACTGTAACTTCAACTCAAGCAGGAGTGGAACAAATTAGTGCAGTTCAAGTTTTAGTTAGTGATACACATTTTAAAAAGGGAGATACTATCAGATTAACTGTGGAAGTCTGGGCTAAAAATACAGATCCATCAAATCAAGGAACAATTAAATTTGGAAATGACCCTCAAAATAGAATTGATGATATTTCAGAAGGAAGTAAATCGACGGTGTATATGCCGTTTAGGATAGACTCATAATGGGAGAATTTGACTTAAACAAAACAACAGTAACAGACCTAAGTGGAACTGTGGACGACTTCAAAGTAAACACACAAACCTTAGACTCTCCAGGAGAACAACAAGATGAAACAACTTATACTTTTGATAAAGCAGCAGAACAATTAGGTTACTACAAGTCTATACCTGAATTAAAAAAGGCAATAGATAGCCTAGCTATTTGGAGTGTTGCACAAGGATTTAAATCAGACGCAAGAACAAAATCAACTCTAGACTCTTTAACTGGATGGGGAGAAGATAGTTTTACTAGTATAGTTAGAAACCTAATAACTCAAAAGAAGATATTCGGAGATGCTTTCGCAGAAATAATAAGGGGAGATAATAATTCTATAATTAATATTAAACCACTATATACTGGAGATATGAAAGTAGTTGTTGATGGTAAGGGGATAATAAAAAGATATGAACAGCTAAGTAGTAATAAAAAAAGCAAACCAAAAGTATTTGCACCAAATGAAATACTACATTTAGCAAACAATAGAATAGGTAATGAGATTCATGGCGTAAGTGTTGTTGATGCTGTTAAGTGGGTTATAGATTCAAGAGCAGAAGCAATGAACGATTGGAGAAGACTCTCCCATAGATCAACAATTAGACTAATGTATATTGATGCAGATAATACAACCAAACTTAATTCAATAAAGACTGAGTATGCAAGTGCTATTGACAAAGGAGAACTAATGCTTATACCAGCTAAGAAAGGAGAGGCTGAGTTCCAAGATTTAGATCTACCGCCAATACAAAACCATCTTCAATGGATCCAATACTTAGAGAACTATTTCTACCAGGCGGTAGGAGTACCACGAGTTATTGCAACCTCTGAAAACTTTACCGAAGCTGCCTCTAAGATTGGATTCCTAACTTTTGAACCTATATACACAAGTGAACAAGTAGAGTTAGAAAGTGACCTTTGGTTACAAGCAGCAATAAAAGTTACATTTACTAGACCTCCTAGTCTAAGTGGGGTAGCACAAGACAATGAAGAAAAGAACACAGGACAAACTGGATTTCAACAAAATGAAAGCCAAGTCGGTGTAGGGAGGACGGAATAATGACAAAGAAGAAACAAACCCATAAACCCTTAATTGAAACTATAATTAATACATCTGCCTTAGCCTTAACAGCGTTTGGAGTTCAACAAATAACTATGAGTAATTGGGAAGGATACGGGTCTTTACTACTAGGTGTTATGTTGGAGTTTGCTAAATACTGGGGTAGAAAGGAGGAACTATGGTAACTAAGAAGAAGAAGAAGCAAATTTTTAATCAAACTCCAGCTACTCCGTTTGACTTAGCCAGAGGTAATAAAGAAACTCAAGATTCAACACCTAATAAAGGAACAGGATTCACTACTCAACCTGATCCTGGAGGAAAAGCAATATCCTTAAGTGATCCTGAAAAAGGAGGACAAACAACAGGTTTAGTATTACCAGATGGAAGGACATTACTTGGACTTAGTAAAGCAGATGTAGCAAAATTAACTCAAAGGTTTGATGATGATTTAGGTGAGGGTAAAGGAGTTATAAGTGGAGTGGCACAAGGCGAAGCACTAGCACAAAGAAAAGCAGAAGGGTTACCAACTACAGATGAAGAAGCAGCAAGACTAGGAGAAGAACAAGGAGTTTTCAAAGATGTAACACAACCTCAATTAGAAGCACAATCTATTTTTACAGCAAAAGGAATTAGAGAAGCAGAAGCAGCAGCACAAGCGACTAACCCTTTAAACGGATTAAGAAAACAACTAAAGGGAGTTATACCAGAAGGCGAAGATACGCCACTTAGAATATTATTTGAAGGACAAAGAAAGATGATAGACTTAATTTTTGATGGGGCAGGTAGGAGAATAGCTTTAGTAAATGCAGCAAAGGAAATACCTGGATCAGTTCCTTTCGTTGGAGGGGCAGTTCAAACACTTACTCGTGACCCCCAAAAAGATGTTAATGAAATAAAAGGGAGTTTTGAAGCAAGAAACCAATTAGTAGCCAATGTTGCTGTAGATGTCTTACAGGAAGATATGTTAGCAGCAGATGGTTTTAGGGCATTAAATGAACATGAGAAAAGAGTAAACGAATATCTAGAAGAAATAAGAACGCAAGTAATCTTAAGCCCTTCCTTAAGAACTTCTGAACTAGAAGACTTAGAAGTGGATGCCTTAGAATTATTAGAGGAAATACAAGGGGCAAGAGGGGACATATTTGAAGTAAGTGTTGGGACAAACCCAGACCCAGAAAGGATAGCTATGAAGATTGAGAGATATAAGAAACTTTTAAAGAAAGTGTAAGGAGGTTAAAATGAACGAAAAAGAAACCAAAGAGATAAAAGATAATGAAGAGAAAGAAGAACACCCACTTGTCCAAACAGCACAGGAAGCGGCAACTCGTCTTGAGGCGGCTAACAAAAAGGCTGAGGAAATTCTTAAAGCTAATCTTGAACTAGAGGCTAGAGGTAGACTTGGAGGAAAAGCAGATATTACAGTTCCTAAGAAGGATGAAGAAGTCAGCGCTGAGGATTATGCAAAACAAGTTCTAGGAGGTACGTTATAATGCACTTATATGTAATGGCTAAGGGGATAAAGCCCCATCTTGAAACATGGCAGAATGAACTATTAGCCCAAAAGTTACCACTCATGAGGGATGGAAAACCAGTAATAGAAGAAGGAAATAGACAAATGTTCGTACAATTAGCAGTAAGACCAGTACAACTATTTGAGATAGGATTCCCAAAAGAACATCTTGATTATGTTATGAATGTCGTTGGTACTGGAGATTATATACTAGATCGTTATCCTATTCTAAACTATAGTGCTAAGGCTCTGCGAAAGAGTTTTGGACTAAAGGATGTACCTATACCAAAGGCACCTAATATGTTAATGCAGCCAGAACCAACTCAAAAATCAGTTGCAATAGTCCCAATAGGTATAAAGGAGGACATGTTTAGCAAGGATGGAGTTGAGCAACTTTGACTTATGGTTCTTTAGAATAGGTGCTTTAGGCATGATTCTAATAAAATCTTATCAAGTCTTTATTAAGGAAAGATTTAAATAATAGTACTGTGTAGTCCTAACATGGCAAATGAGGCGATTTGGAGAGATAACTTGGGAGAAACTCCTATAGATTTTACTGTTGCAGACGGTACAGGGATTGAAAAAGGAGCTTTATGCAAATTAACAGATCCTAGAACAGCAGCACTTTCTGACACACTAGGAGAACCTATTGCAGGTATTGCAGCTAGAGAAAAGATAGCAAATAATACAATAACTAGACTTGCATTTCACAGAAAGGGTATTTTTGATATGGTAGCTAGTGGTGCAATTACAGTTGGAGAACCTGTAACAACAGCAGCAGACGCAAACTACCCAAACACAGTTAGAGTTGCTTTAGAGAGTGCTATTTCAGGAGCAGCAGTTATAGGACACTCACTTGAAACAGCATCTGATGGTGAAGTAGTTCAAATTTTATTTAACATAGGAAGTGGATCTCCGCAGAAATAAAATGAATGACGAAGAAGTAACACCTACAGAAGAAGAAGAAAATAAAGAGGAGGAAGAAGAATAATGGCAGATACAGTAGAACAGGCAGACATAAGGGGATTAGATATAGATAAAGCTGTAAAAGGATTTGCTTTAACAGAATATATTTTTAAGAACTTAGTTTCACAAGGTACAACATCAGGAGATTCTATTAGATGGTACAAGGAAACAGCAGCAGACTTAACAGCAACAGCACCAAGTGTTATTGCTAACATCTCACCATTAAGTACATTCCCAACTCTTGAAGTATCTTGGACAAGAAATACTAGTTATGTAAGAAAATATGCAGCTGAAGGATTCTTATCTATGGAAGATATGAAGTCAGCAGATATTGATGTATTAGCTAGAACTCTACTTAGATTAACTAGGGCAGTAGTAAAGCAAGTAGATACTAGAATTTATAACGTATTAACTGAATCTCAATCACCAAGTGATATTGGAACAGCAGCTGCTACAGGAACAGGATGGGATGATACAACTAATGGAAACCCAGTATTAGATATTATGGCAGCAAAGCAAAACATAGCTGAGAATGATTATGACTTAGCATCTTGTATTGTAGCTATGAACCCTAAGAACCATAAGGATTTACTTAACTATTTAATAACAGTAAAAGGATCTAGTATCCCAAGTTTCTCAAGTGAGAAGGTACAAACTGGTATAGTTATGAACCTATTAGGTTGTCGAGTGGTAGTAAGTAATAACGTTGTAGCAGATTCAGTTTATGTAGGATTACCTGCTAAAGCTGCAACTTGGAAAACATTCACAGGAACAACAGCAAGAGTTATTGAAGATCCTGGACTCGGAAGTAAGGTAAGAGTATGGGAAATTGGAGAAGCTATTTTAACAGATCCTAAGGCATGTTATTTAATTACTGATACAGATACATAATGACAAAAGAAAATTCTAAAAAGTTATACGATTTTTACTTAGAAAGTGGTAACATCAAAGCAGCTACTAACATGCTTAATAAGTACCCTGACTTTGCAACAAAGAAGAAAGTAGTAGTAGAAGAAGTTGTAGAAGAAAAAGAAAAAATTAAAAAGAAGTAATACGTATAATTCTAATGGTAGAAGTAGGAACAGGAACAATAGGTACTAGATTTATAGAAACTGATTATCCTAATAGTGGTGGTCTTGTCGCTGGTACAACTATTACCTGGGAAGATAAAGATCTGGAGATTTCATAATGGTACCTGGATTAGCAGCTAACGCACATCCCACAAATTTTGTATTACCTAATCAAAGTGGTATGGAAAACAATTCTAGATTTCTAAATGAAATGCAAGTTTACGGAGAGATATGGGTTAAGGATAATACTACAGAAACAACTCTAAATAGTGCAGCAAAGGCACAAATATTAGTATTTACTGATGATGGAGATGCAGAAGGGAGTAAGCCTGAATTTGAAGAGGGACATATAGAGATAAAAAAAGCAGGGAAATATATGGTTAATGTCGCTATGTCTATGAGCAATACAGCAGGACAAGGCCATGTCGTTAGTGTTGGATTATTTGTAAATAATGGAGAAGATCCATTTAATAATGTCCATGCAGGTAGAGGATTAACAACAGCATCAACAGTTGGTAACGCTCATATGTCAGGGATATGTAACTTTGATGTTGGGGATACTGTGGAACTATGGGCTATTACTGATAGCGGCCAGGATAGGAATGTATTATTTGAAGATGTAACATTAAGTATAACAAGGGTAGGTAAATTATAATGGGAGGACAAGGGAGTGGAAGAAAACCAGATGAGGCGAAGAGGTTTATAGAAACTCATGCTAATGTAGCAGCTGCAGGAAAAGAAGGTTTAGTTATCCCAAATTATTCTGGTATAAGAGATGATATAAATAAAGGTAGAGTTGGGAAAAAATTAGGATCACCAACTAATGCACCTACAGATTTAACTCTTGGATCAAACCAGCCAATAGCAGTAGCCACACAAGTTGGAGAAGATATACAAATTTCTGATAAGATACAATTAGTAGAATTTACTTGGACATATACAGATGGGACTCTACCAGCTGAGGGGTTTGAATTAAAATATACTGATGATAGTGGGTTTGAGAATTTAGTTTATCTGTCTAGCGATACAAGAAAGGCGTTTGTTGTATTTGATGCTACTACCTTTACAGCATTTATTAGAGCATTTAGAATTGATGCTGATGGAACACAATTCACCAGTGCAGCTGATCTTGAGGGAGGGATAACTCCAGATACTATTAGCACTCCAATTAGTCCATTCCAAAGAGTAGGTACAGATATAACCACTGTAAATAGTGGGGATGATGTTACTTTATCTGGAGCATTAACTGTTAGTGGGGCAGTAACAGGAGATTCAACATTAACTATACTAGACGCAAATACAACTTATAGTCAAAGTTTAAGTGCTATTACATTTAATCCAACTATAACAAATGATCTGAATAACGCTTCAACTATTGGAGTAAACTTAGCACCTACATTAAGCGTAGATCAAGCAGCTCAAGTTATACCTTTTGCAGGTGTAGCAGTACAGCCAACAGTTAAAAACCCTTCAAGTGCATCAACATTTCTTGGGAGTAATATTAGTTTATTATCTGCACAAACTCATACAGGAGATACAAATTCTATTCAGACAAATAATACAGGTGTCTTACACCAGCCAGTATTTAATATAGCAAATGGTGGAGATCTACAAGTTAATGCAGATACGGCTTTTCTTAGTGGTAATTGTACTACTGTAGACGGATCCAATATAGTAAATAAGTATGGATTTTTTATGACTAACCCGACTTTACTATTTGCAGACTCAAACCTTACTAATTTGTACGGGGCATATATTGAGGACATGACTTCATGTACTAATGGTTATGGAGTGGTTATTGAAGGGGCTAAGACCAATGCTTTATGGTTAGCTAGTGGAGGAGATACAACTACTGAATCTGGAGGGGTAGTCTTTGGTGCTAGTAAAGATACTAATTTATATCGTAGTGCTGCAGATACTCTAAAAACTGATGATGGATTTGTAGCAAACTCTTTAACATTAACAACTGATTTGGCAGTAGCACATGGGGGAACAGCTGCAAGTAATGCAGGAGATGCAAGAACAAATTTAGGAGTAGTAATAGGGACAGATGTACAAGCCTTTGATGCTAATAATGCAACAGCTAGTAGTACAACAACATTTACAAATAAAACAATAGACGCAAATGGTACTGGAAATAGTATATCTAATATAGATGTGGCAGATTTATCAAATGGAACGGATGGAGAATTAATTACTTGGGATAGTTCGGGAGTTCCTGCAACTGTTGGAGTTGGAACAGCTACTCATGTTTTAACCAGTAATGGGGCAGGGGCAGCTCCTACTTTTCAAGCAGCAGGTGGCGATAACACAAGTGTAGTCTTCGGTACTTCTGAAACTAATAGAGCTTCAACACATTATCATGGTTTAGGTGGAGCTAATAGCTCTTCTCTAATAAATGTAGAGAATGTGCGTATTCCAGTAGCTGGGGTATTAAGTGATTTATATGTTCGTTGTGATACTCAACCTGGAACAGGGAGTGATGCTTGGGCTTGTCAATATTTTGTTAATGGTAGTTTGAAAAGTGGAGGGTCTGATCCTATTGCTACAATTACCTCGGCAAATAAAAACGCGGCAGACACATCAAATACTTTAACTGTTTCAGCAGGAGACCATGTAGCAGTTAGGTTTTTAGAGTTTGGAACTTGTGCAAGTGCAGCGACTGGATGGAGTGCAGTCTTTACACCCTCATAATGAAATATAAAATACATGATGTAGTACCATCAAAAGATCCTAGAAAATTAATGATAACTGTCATTAAGTATAGTGACACTACAGAAGAAGAGTTCACATTCGACGTGGATGGGACAACAACCAAAGAACAAGTGTTACTAGAGATTGATAACATTATGAAAGCAACAATACTAGATTATATGGATTTTAAGGTAGAACGTAACAAACCGAAAGATATATAAAGAGTGATTGTGTGATATCACTATGAAAGAACTAAGAATAATGTTTAGGGATAAGGATTTCAAAAGAATCAAGAGAATAAAACTAAGGACAGGATCCACATGGAACAAAGCCGTAGTCATAGCTTTTGAATTACTAGACAGGGAG